AACAATCATATTTATTAGGTAACCAAGTTTATTGGACTATAAATCCATCAACAATTATTACTACTTCAGTTACTGTTAATGCAAATGAATGGACTATGTTGTCTTATGAAAGACAAGGCAACACTCACAGAATATATAAAAACGGAACTTTAGAAGATACGGCTACTACAGCTAATAAACAAGATAGTGGTCCATTTAGTATTGGTGAAAATGGCTTTGGTGATTTTGATGGTTACATTGATGAGTTTAGAGTTTCAGATATTGCAAGATATGGAGGCTCAAGTTTCACTGAACCAACTCAAGCTTTTTCATTTGATTCTGATACACAATTTTTACTTCACTTTGATGGAGCTAATGGATCAACCGTTATTAAATCTGCAGATGATACGTTATTCCAAGGAACATTCTCAGAAGGTCAAGTAATACCAGAACCAAGACTTGATGTACCCGTTACTGGTATTTCAGCTTCAATGACTATTGGAGATATATCTCTAATTCAGTCTACTGTAGAACCTGCAACAGGACAAGAATTAACGGCTACCGCAGGTCAAGCAGATCAAGCATCTAAATACCCTGTTGATGGCATAGAATTGACAGGTTCTGTGGGTTCCGTTACAGTGATTGGAGTTGCTAACATATCTGTTACAGGAATTTCAGCTAGTATTTCTGTAGGTTCTGTAGCGGTAACTTCATGGCAAGAAGTCAATCCTGGCGTTACTAATGTATGGACAGAGGTTGATTTAGCTGCATGATTAAGGTAAAATTATAATTATTAGGAGATAAAAATTTATGGCTTCAAGTTACTCAACAGATCTTAAACTCGAACTTATGGTTACTGGCGAAAACGCTGGTACATGGGGTGACAAAACAAATACAAATTTAAATTTAGTACAACAAGCAATTGCTGGTTTTGAATCAATAGCACTTTCTGATGGTGGCACAGTTGCTCTTGCAATGTCTGATGCTTCATTATCAAATGCAAGAAATATGGTTTTAAAATTCACTGGAACTTTAACAACTGCATCAACTGTAACTATTCCAGATTCAATTGAAAAATTTTACATCATTGATTTATCTGCTGTAACAGGAGTAACAAATTTAACAATCAAAACTGTAAGTGGAACTGGTTTCACTGCAGGTGAAGCAAAAATTGTTGCTGCTTATTCTGACGGAACAAATTTAAATGAAATTGCATTAAACACTTTAGGTGGAACAATTGCTACAGCACAAATTGACGATAACGCAATTACTAGTGCTAAAATTTCAGCTAACCAAATAACTACTGCTAAAATTGCTAACGATGCAATTACAAGTGCCAAGATAAGTGCACTTCAAGTAACTTCTGCTAAAATTGCTAACGATGCTGTTGGTCCAGATCAATTAGCAGATACTGCAGTAAGCGCAGGTACTTATACATCCGCTGAAATTACGGTTGATGCTCAAGGTAGACTTACATCTGCAGCAAGTGGATCAGCTGGAGCCGGTGGTTTTGTTCCAAAAACAATTAGTGCTGGACCATCTAGTGGAAATTATTCAAGTAACGCAGCTACAACGCAAATATTAGTTTATGGTCTCTCTGGAACGGGAGGAGGAGGAGGAGGACTTCCGGGTAGTCCTGATAAAGGCGGAACTGGTGGCTCAGGTTTGTTTGCTGCATACACAAAAACTATTACTCATCCATTCTCACAACCTTTTTCAGTGGGTGGTGCAGGAACTGGAGGAAACGCATCTACTCAAGGTGGTGTCGCAGGTAACCCTGGTAATGCCGGAGGAGCAACTTCATTAACAAACGTCTTCACTATAAACGGAGGAAACGGTGGTCTTGGTCAGGTGAATAGCCCTGGTACTCCTGGAAACCCTGGAACTGCTTCTAATTCACCTACAGCTGCGAGTGCAACATCTTCAGATAAAGGGTCATTTTTAGCTTTTGGTGCTTCCTTTGAAAGCCCAGCAGAAGGTGGTAGTGGTAATGGACAACCTGGAAACGCTGGCGCAATAGCAATTTTTGAAAATATAGGAACAGGATAATAATGTCAAAATACGGTTTTTTTTACGATAATACTTTATATGCGTTAGCTGAATCTGACGATGAAAAAAACTGGTTGTCTACTTATATTGTAGGAGCCGTTACTAAAAGTATAAGTGATTTACATTTTAATAATGCAAAAAATTATAAATCGAATTTAATTTTAAATAACGATATAGTTGAAGAAAATTCTTTTGGATTTCCACCAGTTAATAATTCAGAGACTAATTTTGACGAAGCAAAAATAATAATAAAAGATTTAATTGAAAGGGTTTATTTATTTAAAATTAATTCATGGCTTCGTGCTAACAAGGAAAGTAGTCATTATTCTTATTGGAATGATTATAAAACAAAACTTCAAGCAGTAGATGTAGATTCTATTACTTTTCCTCTAACTCACGAAACTTTTATAGAATGGTTTACTAATCAACCAAATAATCCTTCAAAAAGTCCATTGCAATTACCATAATCTTACTTTAAAAGCATTATATGTTTTTTGAAAAAGATATCGAATTTAGTATTCATTCAGATTTAATTAATTTAAAAAATATTCACCCTGAAGAAGCTAAAAAAAATTTACCAAATTGGTATAAAAAAATAGATAAACACACTCTTTACCAAAAAAATATTAAAGGATGCATACCTTTTTTAGATTGTATATCCGCAGGTTATGTTTTACCTCTTCCTCAAGATTTATTTATAGGACATAACGTTGTTGATAAAAGTTTAAATCCTGAAGAACGAAAAAGTTTTTTAAAATATTCTTTACCAGAAGGAGTGTCGGAGGAACTTTGTACAGTTTATAATTTAAACGGAGCGTCTGATCAACTTCACACAGTTTATCAAATTGGAGGTCCTGATAATTTTATGGCCAAAAAAAATGGTAGTAATAATCAGATTATAAAAATTTTAAATCCATGGAAAATAAAAACACCTCCTGGATATTCTTCTTTGTTTGTATCTCCATTCTACAACGAGAATGATTACTTTTCTATTATAAGTGCAATAGTAGATACTGATGTTTTTGATGATCACATTAATTTTCCTATTATAATTAATAATGATAAATACCCTTCTTTTGAAAAAATATTTAAACAGGGTATCCCGTATGTTCAAATTATTCCATTTAAAAGAGATTCTTGGAAAAAAAAAATATCTAAAAAAATAATAAGTCAAACTTATAGATTAAAATATTTTACGCAAATTCTTAATAGATATAGAGATCTTATATGGCAAAAAAAAACATGGAAATAAAAAAATATATAGGCATTTATGACAATGTGGTTCCTTACGAAATATTAAGTAATTTAATAAAATACTGTAATTTTGTAAATTTTGAAGATACAAAAGTTGTAGGCACAGATGGAATTAATTTAGTAAATAAAAAAGTAAGAGATGTTCAAGGAAAAAATTTAGTAAATATAAAAACAGATAGTTTGACCGAGATGCATTGGTTTAATTTTTTAGCAAAAATATTTAATGAAACAATAAAACATTATATAAGTGATAAAAAATTATTAGATTGCCGAATAAAATCTTTAAATAGTATAATTTTATTGAAATATCAAAATACAGGTTTTTATAATTGGCATGTTGATCATGGAACAGCAGTCCCAAGAACACTAAGTATGATTTTTTTATTAAATAATGATTATGAAGGAGGGGATTTATGTTTTAAAGAAGGTGATGGAAGTAATGAATTTAAAATTGATAAAAAACCTAATAGAGTTATTATTTGGCCAAGTAATTTTTTGTACCCGCACACAGTAAAACCGGTAACAAAAGGAACAAGATATTCGGTAGTATGTTGGGCACTTTAGGAAAAGATTTTAAATTTAAAAAAATAGATAATTTTTTGTCTAAAGAAGAATTAAAGCTATTACAAAAATATTGTTTTTTTAAACATCGTACTAATCAAAATAGTTTTGACTTTAAAAATAAAAATGGAGATACGTGTTTTTACAGCGATAATTTAATGGAATCACTGTTGGTTAACAAACAAAAAATAATGGAAAAAGAAACAAATTTAAATTTACTACCCACCTATTCTTTTTGGAGAATGTATACTAAATTTGCTGATCTTGAAAAACATAAAGATAGACCTTCTTGTGAAATAAGCGTAACTATTCAAATTTCATCTGATGGTACTGAATGGCCTATATATGTAGATGGTAAAAAAAACATTCTTGAAAATGGACAAGCTTTAATTTATCTTGGTCAGGATTTAGAGCATTGGAGGGATGAATTTAAAGGAGATTATCATGCACAATGTTTTTTACATTATGTGAATGCTGACGGTAAAAATGTTGATTTTAAATTTGACAAAAGAATAGATATAGGTACTTAATACATTATGAAATTTAAACAGTACGAAGATGGTTCTTGTGATATTAAATTCTCTTGGAGAGAAAGATTTATTTTATTTACAACTGGAAAATTGCATTTATCAGATGTGGGATTAAAACATTTTGGAAATTATTTGGTTAAAATAGTAAGTGATTGGAATTCAAAATTCAATAACAAAACAAAACAAATAAAAACGGGTGAGAATACTCAAATAAAAGGTTAATTTAGTTTGAACTTTTAAATACCGTATTGTTTAATTTTTTCTTAATAAATGCTATAATACGCTATGCCTCTAACAAAAGTAGAAATAGCACCAGGATTTAACAAACAAGTAACTGAAACAGGCGCAGAAGGTCAATGGACCGATGGCGATTTTGTTAGGTTTAGATATGGACTACCTGAAAAAATAGGTGGTTGGGAGCAACTTGTTAACACATCCTTAGTGGGAGCAGCAAGAGAACAGTTTGTTTGGGCTGATTTAGATGGCCGGAAATATGCTGCAATAGGCACTAACAAACTTTTAATTATTTATTATGAAGGATCTTTTTACGATATTACACCTTTAGGAACCGCTTTGACTGGATGTACCTTTGATACGGTAAATACTTCTACAACAGTAACTGTAAACAAAGCAGCGCATGGATTACAACCCGGTGATCTTTTCACCTTTACTTCAGTTACGCCTCCTGTTGGCGCTGGTTACTTAGCTTCAGATTTTGAGACTAATACTTTTCAAGTAGTTACTGTACCAAACAGTGATACATTTACTATAACAATGGCAAGCGCAGCAGGGACAACGGTCAGCGGAAGTGGCTCAGCAACAGTAAACCCTTATGTTAAAGTTGGGGAGTTAGGATCTACGTACGGTTTTGGTTTTGGAACAGGTTTATGGGGTGGAGGACAACAACTTTTTGGAACTTTAGATGGAGCTTTACTAGATGACACCGCAGGTACTGGAGGTGTTGGAACATCAATTACGCTTGCATCAACAACTGGATTTCCAACTTCTGGAACAATAAAAGTTGGTGCAGAATTTATTTCTTACACTGGAATATCTTCAAATGATTTAACAAATATTACAAGAGATGTTGCAGGTACTAGGTCTGCTCATTCTTCAGGTTCTGGTGTTGAGTATTTTACTGGATGGGGAGAAGCTTCTTTAACATCAACCATAAGTCTTGATCCTGCGTCTTGGTCTTTAGATAATTTTGGAGAAAAATTAATTGCAACTATTAAAAATGGTAAAACGTTTGAATGGAATCCTATTAAATCTAATCCAAGTGCTTTAACTACAAGAGCAACTGTTGTTAGTGGTGCTCCAACAGCGTCTGTGATGTCTTTGGTATCTGATAGGGATCGGCATTTACTTATGTTAGGGACTGAAACTACTATTGGTTCTCCAGAAACTCAGGATAAAATGTTTATAAGATTTTCTGATCAAGAAAATATTAATGACTATGCTCCAACTTCTGTAAACACTGCAGGTACTTTTAGAATAGATGCTGGAAGTAAAATAGTAGGAGCTGTAAAAGGTAAAGATTATAACTTAGTTATTACAGATAATGCTGCTTATGTAATTCAATTTGTAGGACCACCGTTTACTTTTTCTATTAGACAAGTAGGATCCAACTGTGGTGCTATTGGACAACATTCTATAAAATATGTGAATGGAGTTGTATATTGGATGGGTGAATCTGGTGGTTTCTTTGCTTATGATGGTACAGTGAAAACATTACCATGTTTGGTTGAAGATTTTGTATTTACGAATAAAGGAGATAATCTTGGAATTAACTATCAAAATGGAGAATCTGTATACGTAGGTTTGAATCATTTATACGAAGAACTTACTTGGTTTTATCCTAAATCAGGTTCAGATTTTAATGATAGATGTGTTACTTATAATTATCAAAACGGAACTTGGACTACTGGTTCCTTAGCAAGAACTACTTGGACAGATGCAAGTTTATATGACGTACCTTACGCAACAGAATTTACTTCAACAGGAACTCCAACTTTCCCAACTGTGCAAGGTGTTACAAATATTAATGGATCAACTTTATATTACGCTCATGAAGTAGGAACAAATCAAGTGGATACTGATGGAAATAAAACTGCTATTGAGGCATTTATTCAATCGGGGGACTTTGACTTAGGTATTGGAGGAGATAGTCAAGTCTTTATGAGTATGAGAAGATTTGTACCAGATTTTAAATTAATTGAAGGTAATGCTCAAGTCACAATACAACTTAGAGATTATCCTAACGATACTCAATCCTCATCCCCTCTTGGACCATTTACAGTAACATCCACTACTGATAAAGTAGACACAAGAGCTAGAGCAAGATTTGCTAGCTTAAAAATAGCTAACACATCTACCGATGAAAATTGGAGATTTGGAACTTTTAGAGCTGATGTACAACCTGATGGTATGAGAGGATAATGGACGAAATATTTTTACAAGATTATGCAAATAGAGTTGCACAAGCTCAAGATCCTTTTGGTATTGCGGCAGTTCAAGCGCAACCAGGATTTGAAAACTATACTCCTAGTTTTGTAAATCAAGATTTAACCCCTATGGGTTTAGTCGATTCAAGACCAACAGAATCCCCTGATT